AGGCCCAATCGTTGGCGGCGTCCGTGCACACCCCAACGAAGGTTGTGTCGTTAGCGGTTGCCACGGAAATACCAAGCCACGACAGAACGTCGGCTGCCAGAATCCAAGTGCACGTTTCGGTCCAGGTCACGGTTCCGGCCATTGTGTCGCGGGCGACATCGGCACCCGACGACGCGACAAGCAGCTGGTTCTCGATGATTTCGTCGTAGTCGTAGACGAAGTCGCCTTCGTCGTCGACGCCGGCGAATCGGTAGACCGGCACGGCCAGCACGGTGAATGTGCCGTTGAAGCCTGTGCTGCCGGCGACGGTGATCGACTGCCCGATCCCGATTTCGGTGGCCTCCAAGGTCTGCAACACGGCATAGTTGTCTTGCCTCATTGCGTGAGTGAGGGTAAAGACGGCCATGTTGCAGCTCCTCGGTGGTCAGCGGTTCAGGATCAGACGAAGTTGGCGCGAACGAACTTCGACGAGTCGATCATCAGCGACGCGAAGTAGCCTCGGAAGGCGATCGTGCGGCTGAGGGTCGACGGGCTGTCAAGGCTGATTGCGCCCTTCTGCTGCTCGAACAGTTCGTAGCCCGAGGCGTCGCCGATGATGACGGTGTCTGCCGCGAAGTTGCGGTCGACGACGACCTGCAGGCCGAACGCGATGCCGTTCTGCTGTCCAGGTGCGAGGTTGCCGAAAGCGTTCATCGGGCCAACCTGCGGGAACAGCGGGCGGTCAGCGGTGTCGCTGAGGCCCATGAGCGTTCCCCACCAGTCAGGCGAGAGGAAGATGTGCGTCGGCAGGTTGCCGTTCGACGAGCTCAGGATCGTCTGGGCTGCGCCCGAGATCCACGTCATCCAGTACGACGGGTCGGTAGACGAGGCGGCCGTGAAGTTGCTGGTCACCGATGCGCCGGAACGGAGATTATCCGCCGCGTAATTATCCGTGGCGTTAGCGTATACACGCGCCATATCGTCAAGGATGATGGACAGCACTGCGGGGTCGGTCCAGTCGAGGTCGGCTTCCGAGACGTTGACGTAGCCGCCAAAGATCTGCTTCGTGACCTGGTTGTTGAACACGACGAGCGTGCCCGACTGGTTGCTCATTTCCGAAAGGCTGGCACCAATGCTGGTGTGGGTCGTCACTTCGGGACGGATGAACACCTTGCCGCCGTTGGGCATGGCGCGGACACCGATGGCGTCAACAACCGGGCGGAAGCCACGGAAGTTGTTGTACACCGGTCCGACGATCGGCGTCGGCAGGATGCCGGGCGTGTCGGTGGTGACGACGTCGGGCGCAGCTGCCTTGATGGCTTCGCGCATCTGGTGCCAGGCCGAGCCGCCGGCGATCGCGGCCGAGAGGTACTCGACGGCGGTCGGGAGCGGAACTTCCTTGCGGGCGGTCGCGTACACGATTGGCGACGTGGGGATGGTTGCCGGTGCCTGCGGGGCCTCGGCCTTGATTTCTTCTGACACTGTTTCCTCCTCGGAAATGTCTTGTGGGTTGTTTTCGTCGTCCTCTGGTTCGGCCGAGGCGGCGATGGTGTCGATCTGCGCCTCTGCGAAGGCTGGGACCGCGACTAGAGAGAGCTCGATCAGGTCAGCTGCGCTGACTACCATCGTGCCCTGCTTGTCGAACTTGAATTTTGTCGGGTTTGCACCGACGGACACGGAGTCGTACGCACCGGCTTTCAAGAGCGCAACAGCGTCGCGTGACGCGGCCGTGTCGGCGAGCGTCGCCTCGAAACGGAGGCCGGTGTCGGTGTCTTCGAGTTTGTTGACGACGCCGCGCAGCTGCGTGAGGTCGTGGTTCTCGACGAGTTTGGCGGCCTTCTGGTTGACGTTGAATGCGCCGCGTAGGAATTTGACTTTCTGGCCGCCGGAGACGGTGGCGGTGACATCCCAGGGGACGGCGACGCCGGCGATTTTCGGTGCGTCGTTTTCTTCGTCGGCTGCTGCGAGCAGCTCGACCTCGGCGTTGAACTTGATCATTCGAGCTCCATTTCGTCTTCGGGGAGGTCGGGTGCGGGTGCTTCGCGGGCAATCTCTGGCGACTCGACCATGAATTGTTCGAGGTATTCTTCGACGTCGAATTGGACGTGGCGGCCGTTCGGCAACACGTCATTCATGCTCAATCGCTCCTGGATGGAATGCAAAACAGGACGAGCCCCGAACAAAATGAGATCCTGCCGTGACTGTTGCGCGTTTTGGTAGGTCATGCCGGACTGGTCGATGCCCAAGAGATAGCCGGGGATGTCGAGCAGGCGGGCCATTTCGAGCGCGGCGTATTTGCGCGACTCGACAAGCTGCAATTTGCTCGGGTCGGACGAGAATTCTTTCCATTCGACGGCCGAGTTGAGTGCGCCGATTGCGGAGACGCGGCGGGCGTTTGACCAGGCGGCCGCCAATTCGCCGAGCTCCTCGGAAGACATTGGCTCCGAGTTCGAGGTTTGCTGGAGGTAGCCGGCGGCGATCTCGGTTGCCGCGAAACGCTCTGCGGCCTGGTCAAGACGCAACGCGATCTGGACGGCGCGGCGGCCCGCGTAAACGATGCCCTGGTTCGGCGACAGAAACGTGATGACGTTGGAGACGTCGAGGGGCATACCGTTGAATTCGAGGTCGCTCGGCATACCGAACCATTCGGGTGATGCCGGCATTTTCTCCGACGACACCATGTTCGCCGGCAGCCATTGGAACGTCGCGGGGAAGCCGGTGCTATAGCGCGATGTGACTGCCCAGTGGGCGCGGCCGTACATGATCAGGTCGCGGGCGGTCTTGCCCATGATCCACTGACGCGGGACTGACGGGTCGGGCCGCGACATCCACGTCTCGCCCTGGACCCAAATTTTTTCGTATTCCTCACCGGACCATTGGAGGACGTAGGACTTGAGATCAAGTGTGCCGACGACCGTCGTCAGGAGCGAGACAGCCCTGGAGATCGTCGGCACCGAGAGGGCAGCTTCCTCCGACGCCCCGACGGAGTAGGAATAAAACTGCCCGATTTGGGAAGCACCAGCTGCCGCGCCGACAGGAGCGGATGCGAAAGCGGGTGCCTCGACCTTGCGGCGGAATAATGCCATTACGCGCATTGTGTACACGAACGGGCGTTCGTTTCAAGGACCGCCAATAAAGATAGAGACTGATCACCTACCTGGCGAACGCGACAGCTGCACGGGTTTTCTGTTGAGGTCGAGCGACAAGCGCGGCGGCCCACACCATGCACCGCGCCAACGTGATCAGCCCAGGCGACTTTTGTGATGACAGGACGAACCCGCCTTGGGTTTTGACGCCGACGGCACGGTTGACGTGCTCCAGCAGCATTTGTTCGCCGGTGTGCACCAGCAGCCGCTCGGTGATGAATTGCCGGACGGTGGCGGTGTGGGTCAAAAGCTCGGAGTAGCCGACGATGACCTTTTTGCGCTCGAGCGCGGCCGGGGCCAACGTGGCCAATGACGGGGTGAGCGCGATTGTGGTCAGGTCTGGGGCGAGCTTCTCGATTTCGGCCCACACTTCGGCGAGGGTTTGGGCGACGAACGCGACGGTGACGCCGATGCGGCCGTCGTCAAGTTTGACGGCGCGGACCGCCGCATAGTTTGACTCGTCGATCGAGCTGTCGACGGCGAGCACACCGCCGGCGGGCACCTGGTCGATCTGCAGTTTGTTGAATTCGCCTGGCTGGACCCACGACTGGGCAGAGCTGATCCACAGGTTGAGTGACGCTCGGAGGAAGGCGGATTTGTCGGCCATGCCGGACTCGTCGATCAGGGTGTCAAATTCGAGGGTGTGGCCGAGGGCTGGATTAGCCATGTGCCAGAACGCGGCGTCGTCAGTCTCGACACCAGGCGGGATCGACCACTCGGCGAAAAACAGTTTGCCTGGCTTGTCCTCGTCGATCGCCCGCAGACCTTCCTCTCGAAATTTGATCATGGCTTTTGAGTCTTCGGTGCCGGCGGTCGACCACATTGACAGCATCGGTTCGCGGCGGGCCCGCTGGGATGGGATCGCGCCGTTGAACAGGACGTCCGAGCTGACGTTCCACACTTCGTCGGCGACGATGTAGTGCGGGCTGTAACCGTGAAACGCTTTCGGTGTCGCGGCTTGCACCAGCCACCTCGACCCGTCAGGCATTTCGAGCTCGTTGCGGCCATAGGACCAGTACGGCTTCGCCCCGAACTTGGCTTCGAGGATCGGGGCCAACGCCTCGAACTGCTCGACGGCCAAGTCGAGACTGTGCGCGGTGGAGATCAACAGCACCGGCTCGCCGCGACGGATCGGTTCCCGCGTCAACGCCCAGGCAATCAGGGCTCGAAGCGCGACCGACTTGCCGTTCTGTCGAGCGACCGACACCAAACTCCGCCGGTAGCACAGGCCGCCGGCATCGTCATGCGAAAGCTGCCCAGCCAACGCCTCGATCTGCCACGGCATCAGCTCAATCTCCAGCACGGCCTTCGCAACCTCTGCCACTTCGGCCGCGTAGGAGCCTGAGCCCTGCCCCCTGGTAATCAGCCTCGGCGGGATTCGCCCAAATACCGCGCCGCCAGACGGAGTCAGGACCGATCCGCCCTCCTCAGCCGCCATTCTCACATTCTGGGATACATTGACGGA